AACTACTTCTACCTTATGTAGAAGTAGTTGAAGATGTCAAGGGAATGATTACCGATGTGTTTAAACTAAAGTATAGACTTATGAAGTTGCAACATGGTATTGACATAAAGATCACATAAGCGTATAGTCTTAATTAATGTCACTTGGTCGTGATTAAATAGTAAGACTTCACATGCACTCTGGCGGTTACTATACCGTTCGACCAACATCCTTAAAAAAGATGAGAGTGCAGGTGAGGTCTTTTTTTTCGTCTGGATAAAATTATGAAATTGAATAAAAAAGAAATTAAATGGTTAAAAATTGTACTAGCTGAAAGACTTTCGCATATTAATGAAAATTTACAAAATTTGCCTGAATTTGAACTTCAATTATATTATGCAAGAGTTGAAGAAGAGAATGAAAGTTTATTTTCTATATGTAAAAAGTTAATAAAGGAGTAATCATGGATTGGTTTAAACATGATTCTAACGCTAACCTAGATGAGAAATTACAAGAGGTGCTGCTTGACTATGGACTAGAAGGCTATGGTCTATACTGGTACTGCATTGAACTCATTGTAGGTAAGACAAACACAGACAACATCACCTTTGAACTAAAGCACGATGCTCGCATTATTGCTAGGAATACAGGATCAACTCCACAGAAGGTTGAGGAGATGATGAAGCGATTTATCTCATTAGGACTATTTGAAAATACTGATGGTAAGATCACTTGCTTGAAGGTAGCCAAGCGTTTAATGACTTCTGCGACAAGTAACCCACAAATGAGAAGTCTTATACAAAATATCAAATCAAATCAATCAGTTGATGATCCGTCATGTCAACGTCATGACGATGTCATGCTAGATAAGATAAGATTAGATAAGATTAGAGAAGATAAGAAATACAAACCACCAATTCCTACGGAATTATTATCGGATTATCTTAAGGTTCGTAAAGCTAAAAAAGCTGGTGATCTAACTGAAACTGCATTTAAAGGAATAGAGCGTGAAGCACTATTAGCAAATCTTACCGTAATACAAGTAATACAAATGTGTTGTGAACGTGGATGGGTAGGATTCAAGGCTGAATGGTTAAAGACTGAAGTAAAGACTGCAACCACTAACGCATGGCGCAATGATGATGTAGCGATACTAAAGAAAGCAAAGGAACTAAACGTACATACGTCTGGAAAGACTAAATACGAAATATTAGCTTTAATTGATAAAAAACAAGCATCATTAGTAGCATAATGTTATAATGTATTGCATCAACAAGGAGAATGAGATGGACAAACAATTTTTACCTTTTATATTTTGTATAATTGCATTTGGTTCACTATGTGCATTTATAGGAAAGTCTTATGCAAGTGATAGACAATGCACAGTTACCATTACCGATATGCGTGGAGTACAGCACGTTATTAAAGGAGTAGCAGATGAGTAAATATCTAGCATTACTATTAGCATCATGTAGCAGTGAAGTGTACGCAGAAACACTTGTAGACTTTACTAGATTAATACCACCACAGCCACAGGTAGTTTACGTTGTTCCAGTACAGCAATACGCACCACCAGTATATGTGACACCATCAACGTATGTAGCACCAAGTAGCACATGGACACCAGTAAGCACACCAGCACCAACAATTGATTTAAGGGCTAACAAATGAAACCACATAAATGGCATGATGAAATTGTAGCTTGGGCATCTGGTGCAGAGATTGAATGTCGTAGAAAAGAATCTTCTGGATGGAGCAAATGGGAAACATTCAAGGAATTTTATTGGATGGAAGGTGATTTGTATGAATACCGCATTAAACCACAGCCTCAAGTAAATAAATTTTCACATATTCCATATTGGCTGTGTTGTGGAAGCCTACACCAACATCATCACTATTCGTCATGTAGTGAAGCAAAAGCTGGTAATCCTGAAAGATGCAGATTTGGAACTGTTGAAGAACATCAAAAACGAATGGAAAAATCACAGCCTAAAAAAGATGAAATAGAAAAAGAGTGGAATAGACGTATGGCTGAAAAAGCCCTAGCAATTCCAGAAATTAGTGATGCAGTTGATAGATTGTTTGAGGCTTTTGCAGTTAAAGAGCCACAGTATTTGTATGTGTATGGTGATTTATCATGGGATGAACAATCTTATAAATTGTGTAGGAAACAAGGTGATTTTGGAACATACATAGGCAAAATTAAACTAGAGGATTAATCAGAATGAATGAAGTAAAGCGTGGTCGTAAGCCATTACCAAATCACATGAAGGCAGTAACAACATCGTTACGATTGCGCCCAGATCGTTTATCTGTATATAAGCAACTAGGTGGTGTTAAATGGCTGAATGCTATGTTAGATGAAGAAATGTACTTTAACGTGATGTTTGAAGAAGCAGACGATTTAATCAAAATATGAAGTGGCAGCAGGTTGATAAGTATTACATGAAAAGTAAGCAAGGGGATTTAACGTATTACATAAGTAAATCAATTATATATGAAAAAGTTATATATGAATTGTGGAATGGTAACAAATGGTTATTTAAAGACAATGACTTGGAGAAGGTAAAGAGATATGCAGCACAAGTAACAAAAGATAATGTATAATTTATCTGTGGTCGCTGGGGAGCGCGTAAGTTGACGGTGCTAACTCACCTGATAGCCACATTACCCATTCAATGTTAGTTAGGACACATCATGCTTACTCAAGACGAATTAAAATTTAAATTACACTACAACCAAGATATAGGTATATTTACTTGGATTAAATCTCATGGAACTGCTAAAGCTGGATCAGTTGCTGGATGCTCTGATAATAATGGCTATACGATTATAAGAATAAATAAAAAAGGTTATAGAGCGCATAGGCTTGTTTGGTTATATGTTTATGGAGTAATTCCAAAATATGTTGATCACATTAATGGAAACGTAAAAGATAATAGAATTTGCAATTTAAGAGAATGTACTAATCAACAAAATGCGTTTAATTCAAAGTTAAGAAGTGACAGCACTTCAAAAATTAAAGTCGTTAGCTGGCATAAGAATACAAAAAAATGGCAGGCGAGAATATGTGTAAATTATAAAAGCATTTATATTGGAATATTTAATAACATAAATGAAGCTAAGTTAGCTGTAGAAAAATATAGAATAGAAAATCATAAGGAGTTTGCACGTCATGCTTAATCATAGGCCATTTAATATAAGTAAAACTAATATTCCAATGTTGGTAGCAAAGTTAAATGATCTAATTGAAAATGAACCAGATAAAAATTACCAAGTTATAATTAAGGAAAGAAATTCAGATAGATCAATTGAGCAAAACTCTAGATTGTGGCAGCTATACTCTAGCGTAGGAAACTATCTAGGGTACACAGCAGAAGAGATGCACGACCTGATGGGGTATAAGTTCTTGCTGATTGAGAAGAATATAGGTAGAGAGCTAGTGACAAAGGTTCAATCTACGACTAAACTATCAGTAAAAGATATGGGCGAGTATCAAGAGAAGATAGAGGCATGGGCAAGTAACTTAGGATGGAGCTGGTAATGACTAAAGACGAAGCTATTAAACTAATTAAAATTGAACTTGATGGAATCTGTGAAACTCAAGGCGATTATGATGATGGATGGTGGGAAACATATGTGGGTGCAGAGTTTGGTGCAGAAAGATTAAAAAATGTATTGAAGATTGTAGAAGCACTAGAACAACCAGCGTGTCATAAATGTGGAAAACCAACACAACAGGGGCATTGTTTTTATGGATGCAAACAACCCGCAGAGCCCCCAAATTGGAATGATAAAGAAGATGAATGGTCTGTGGCTATTGAACAAGCACACCCAATAAATTCAAATGAATACGAGTTATGGGATATTGCGCTAAAAATGATTAACAACAGGCATAGCAAATCATCACTTGTTTCTCTTGTTTGTTGGTTATTGGTTAGGATACATAAACAACCAGTTAAAAGAAATCTGTATGAAGAAATTAAAGAGGGATTTGAATGTAGCAACTTTTCCAATAAAACTCCTGTGGAGTAAAACATAATTTGAGGTGGATGATGACTAAAGACGAAGCATTAAATGAAATACACGATTCACCATCAACAACGATGGAAATACCAATGCCTACAAAAATTACAGGATATACGGCATTTTATCGTGGTGTTGGTCAGGTTAAATGGAATGGTGTATATCAATTAGAAGTAAAAACACCACATCCTATTTTGCCTCACAACATATTTGAAACTAGAGATGAAGCAATTAAAGCGGCTATGCAAATTAGTTACATGAAACCTATTTCAATAAAAATTGTTGCTATGGAGTTTGAAGTATGAACACACAAACACAAGAAGCATTAAAGATGGAAGCCAATAGATGTGCTGATTACTGGGCTAATCATTATGATAGAAAATCTAAAGG